GCAGATGATGTGTCAATGTGGGATCTGAGTGCGCCTCACTGGCTCTGCATGGCGGAGACAGAGGTTGTCATTCGGGCACGACGCGCTTCTCCTTCGTGGGCAAATATGATGCGGAATGCCGACCATTGTCAGTGTTCTGCGTTGTTGGCGACCTCAGATGGGAAACTCCTCTCGAAGGTGCACCCAGGAACGGTAATTTCGGGAGGACGTAGAACCGCATGTGGCAACTCAGCCAAGCGCGCCATACTACAGCAGGTGAAAGATCTTGCGGTGTGCGCCGTGCGAAGCCCCCTATGCACAGCTATGGGGGATGACTGCTTTGAGTCAGCAGTCCCAGGAGGGGTGCAGTCCCTCATTGGACGGTATGCCAAATGTGGCTACCAACTCACCGACGTTGAAGAGTTCGGCCCAGGTGAGTCCTTTGAATTCTGCTCGCATAGATACTACTCGAAGGAGGTGGCGATACCTACCTCCTGGAAGCGGTGCTTGTTCAAGCTCATCAATAAGCCTTTTTGTTTTGAGGACTTTCAGGTTTACTTGTACGAGATGCGGCATATGGCTGATGATCGGAGTCCCCAGGCTCTGGTCGTCATTGTGGACTTTCTCCATTGGCTAGGGTGGCTTCCAACACCTACGGGCGGCCAACAAGACATCGAGGAGCAAAGCGGCTCCTTGGTGCAAAACACGGGTCTTATTCGGATAGGAGATGACGGGCGAGACCAAATCCAAATCGAAGCAGAGGAGCAAGGCAGCCCGAGGGGCGGGCCAAGCGCCTCTGGCCAAACAGGCGCGAGCTGTGGTGAAGAACAACATGCCCACCAGGGCACTCCAACAGCAGGCTTCGGCACTGATCAATCCGCTCACAAGGCAGGAGGAAGCGGTGCTGGAGTATGCGCACACTCTGGCCAATCCTTGGATAGAGGATCCTTCGGGAGTTCCTCTGATTCTGGGGTCGGGCACTGTGCGCACAAACAAAGCGCAGCTCATTTGGGAGCAACAGGCCACTGTGACGACTGCGGGTCAAATCGCGGCTGTTATGGTGAGTCTGGACGGATGGTGCCCGCAGACGGCAGACAGCTCAGATTCGCTGCCGTACCAGTTCGGGACCTATCAGGAGG